GTCACATCCATTACTGTAAATGCAGAATAGTCACCACCAACACCTCTTGCTGTATCTACGCCCATCGCATAAACATGTCCCTCAATTGGTTCTTCGTAGATGTCAAGACCATCTTTAGAGTGGATTGGATCGATTGAACTCATCGCGCCAAGAGTCTTAGCACTAATCAGTGTATTGCTTGAGCCAAGAAACTCGCAAAGAACTTCTTGGTTGAACTTTAGTTCTCCAAGCAAGCGAAGTTGTTCTTCTGCCCAGGCTTCATCTCTACCAGGAATTCTGTGGTAAGGAATGAACATTGGCACGAAGCCATTGTGGCCCTTCTCCGCCTCATTCCAGAACTTCCAGAAGTGATTGTAGCCAAGTGGGGTAGAAGTCAGAAGAATCTTTGTTGTCTGACCAGCAGAAATTGTAGGATAAACAGAAGCAAAGAATTGTTCTGCAACGGTGTTTGGAATGATCGCGGCTTCGTCGATGTATAGCCAGTTAACAGACTTACCACGAATACCAGAAGCAGTAGTAGCAGCGGTGAAAATCTTTGAACCGTTTTCAAGTTCAACGTCACCCTTGTTCCATGTCTTTACGCCCTGTTGCATCCAGAGAGGTAAGTTTTCATACATGCCTTGATAACGAGACATAACTTCTCTAGCAGCCGCGGTCTTGTTGGCCATGATAGCAACAGTCTTTGATTCTTGGAAGAGAGTATACCATAGAATACATGCAGCCGAAGTAATTGTCTTACCTTGCTGACGACCTTCCATGAGAATTGCTTTACGATTGTTTAGAATGTGAAGGACTTTTTCCTTCTGACAATCATATAGCTTAAACAGTTGCAGACCGTGGTCAAGAGTAACAATCTGACAATAGTTCTCAATAAAATAAATTGGATCTTCCTGGCACTTTTCAATTTCTGCCAGTTGCTCCAATGTAAAATTGTGTTTATGACCAATCGGTTTTAAATTAATATTACCGTGATACGAGGATTCCTCATTCATGATCTATGACTTTTGCTTTCTCTGCTTTCAATGCTTTAAGTAAATCTGAGGTAGAACCTGAAAAGATAATGTTATTTTGTGTATCAATATTCTGTTTCTTTGGCTCTTCTTCTCGAAGTTTCTTTTTCTTAGCTTGTAAATCAAGTAAGTCTTTAGCTGCATCACCCGTAGTCTTGATCAACTGACCAACAACTTCGTATGCGCGAGGACTATCACTAGCAAGAGCTACATTCAACATTCCATCTAGAGCTTGTTGACTCTTACCAATAAGTTCGTTTAGTTTTTTGCGAGCCGCTAGATAATCGTCTTCGATATCATCGCCCGTAGAAATTACCTCGGGTAGTGATGGCTCTTCGACCACAGCCGGTAATTGTTCTTTTTGACCAAGAACTTCATCCATGTGTGTGCCAAAAATAGCGTCTAATTTGTCGTATTGATTATTCGAAGTTTTCATCAAATTGCTCCACATAACTCCAATCATCAAGATAGGATGCATCATCAGGTGTATATGTTACTTGATATTTAATTTTTTCTAATGTATCCGCGTTTGGATTCATAGTTGCATATGTATTTGCAATAGCCGTCTTGATATAACCCTGTTGATCGACTGGGCCATAGAAGTTAAGACCAAGAGTAAAGTTTAAATTCCAAATGATAGACTGTCTTTGAGTGAACTCACCCTCATAATTGTCTTCATATGAAATGCCATCGAGAATGATTTGCAAATCTCTTTTGATTCCCATCTCAGGTATATCTGTAATTGTCACACAAAAATCTGGATTAAAGAATGGTAAAATCTGTTCAATAATTTGTAGACCATCGTCTTGATTTTTTGTCATGACAAATAAGGATATCGATAGAGTATATGGCGTGCTAGTATATTGAATTCTTACTTTATCGGCATCATCACCAACACCAACCGCGGTATTCTTTTGTAAGATAGAAAGTTTTTGTTGAGGATTATATTGTAGACCAGTAATCTCAAATCCAATTCTAGGTAGAGTAATCGCTACCGACGCAGGATCATTACTAGGAACGGCAGCAACTCTCGCCAGAAACTTATCTTTTGGTCCATATGCCAAAGGCACTCTAATCGATTGTGCAATTTCACCCGCAGAATTTTTGCGATGAATTGTTATCTGATTGAAGATTGTTCCAAAAGCAATAATAGCTTTACGAATATGTTGATGATAAAAATGTTGTTTGAGAAACATTATGCAGCCCTCACTTGAACTTCACCGAATGGATTAAATGCAGTAAAGTCTAGGAATCCAGCAGCCTCTGTTTCAATATCATTCGTCTGATCTAGCGGATCAACATTTGTTGTTCCACTTTCGGTCAGAATAATGGTAGAGCCAGTATGATCAAGGACATAATCACCACTTTCCATAAGTAGCTGCCAGCCAAGTGTGTCTTGTGTCTTACCGTCGGTAATGCTGTCAATCTCTTCGATACCCGTATCAATGGTTTCAGAGCTAAATTCGAACACCTGACAGGTCATTCTATAGGTATAAATTTTACCCAATTGATAAAATGGATTTAGAAAGTCAACGTAATTGATTTGAAAGAAGGTCTTCGTCTTCGGAAAGAATAGAAGATCACCTTCAGATGGACGTTCGGGTAATTGTAAATTTTCTGCATTACGCCCAACTGATTCTTCCCAACGGCGCCTTGCTACAACAAATGTTGCATTTGATCTAAACTCAAATCCAAACTTGGTTAATAGCTCACCCTCACCCTCAAACCCCTCAGTATTTTCTAGATACATTTCTAGAGGATAGGCTTGATTGAAATATGATAGAGGATCTTCTACTAAAATTGGATCTTTGTTAACAATTGTTCTTGGTAGATAGTAGACATCATGTCCGTAAATCTTCATACTTTCGATAACCAGGTCCTCCAACAAACGTTGTTCGTTTGTTGTGCCAGATGTATTGCCTGATTGAAAGTAGAAGTTGGTTGGCATGATCTTAGCCTACCATAAAGTCTACAGGAAGTTCTGCCTTTAGTTGCATCTCTTCTTCGATCTGAGTTATTTCTTGAACGGCTTCGTCATAAACCTGTTGACCATTCATCACGATGCCACCTGGTAATTGCATACCACCAAATTTCTTCATGTTGTCTCCCCATTGCTTTTTAATTAAAGCAGTGGCATATTTCTTTAGAAACATATCATTATAAACTTGTGTATATGTGGTAGGATCAACAATACGGTAGCATTCTACAATAATGTAATCGCCTGGATCAAATACATCTTCCCAGTTACAGTGAATTTCTAGCTTGTCTGTTTTACGATTATAAGCAAATGATCTATCACCGACTAAAAGCATGTCTAACATTGACAAATATTGCTTCATCTGTGTATAGTAAATCATATCAGCCGAAAGAAGATTATACATGTCGTTCATGCGGAACTGATATATAACGTCGAACATATTATTTGCATTGTTCATACCAGAACTAGGACCATTCACAGGTAGAACTCTGATTACACCAATGACCGCATCTGGAATAGAGACATATCCATTCTGTATATCACCCGGTGAATAAAAATTGGTATTAGATAATGCTCTACTGAATCCAGAATTTTGGCCAGTAATTACTTCACTTGCGACAAAGGTACCTTTAACTTTACTAACACTGGCAGCCATTCCATCAATTGAAATAACCTTACATGTCGCGCCAGATGTTGCGCCTACAAGGGTTTCTCCAACTTCAAATGAAGGAGAAGATAAACCAGAGAATCTTAAAGTTGCACCAGTTATTTGATGGTGGAGATAAACTCTCTCTACACCATCAAAATGATATTCCTGAAAATACTGCAATGCGTCATCGATACGATCTTCTACCTGATCGTCATCAACGTTAATTTCAATTACTGGAAATCCCAATCTACGGAGACAGTAATCTATTAGTGCTTGTCTTGATGAAACTGTCATATTGTGTCCTCTTTAGGACTATTTATAACGAACCCATATCATATACGGATGGGTTTACTCCTGCAATATCACCTAAATCAATTGTTTCTGGAACCGTAAAGAACTCTGGATTATAACCACCAACTTCAATGATACTACCATCTGTCTTTTTTGAATATAGGGCGCCGTCTGCCAAATTGACCGCAAGTTCTCCTACTGCAATATCACTTGCGGTAGGAATAGAACCAGATGTTTCGCTTCTTTTAAGTTGGACTACGGTTGTCATATTAGTTCAACAATGTTCCTGCTGCATCATAGATATTTATGCGGAAATATGCACTTGACTGACCATCAAGAAGATCGGCATCCAGACCAGAGCCTGTACCATCTACCGTCTTGATTGCATCAAGCATATTCGTAGCAGTGAATGAACCACCTAGAGATACAGATGTGCCAGCAAGAGTAATGGCGCTATTTGTAAGTGAACTGTTTGCAATATTCGATAGTGTATTTGACGAACCGCTAATAGTCTTGTTTGTCAGCGTATCTGTTGTTGCTTTACCGACTAGAGTATCTGTTGCTGCTGGTAATGTAAGAGTTGTTGTACCAGCAGTTGCCGATGCGACAACAACAGTTGTGCCAGAAGTTGAGCCATTAAATGTGGCACCAGTTGCACCGATTGTCGGTAAAGTTAGTGTCTTATTTGTGAGAGTCTGTGAGCCCGTCAGAGTTACTACGGAGCTATCAATAGCGATTGTTACTGCACTACCACCATCGAAGCTGGTGCCAGATAGACCAGTGCCGATTGTAAGAGCATTCGTTGTAGATGCCTTGATTGTAGCTGAACCACCAAGAGAAATTGCAGAACCGTTTACTGTAACGCTGCTATTTACAAGTTTAGCATTAGTAATAGAGCCAGCAAGCATCGTATTGGTAACTGTGCCAGTGTCTGTTGTGTAAACACCGTTTGTTACTGTTGAGGCATTACCTGTCAGTGCGCCAACAAAAGATGTAGATGTAACAGAAGTTAAACCTGCTAGTGTAGTTGCTGTTGCACCAAGAGATACCGAAGTGCTACCTATTGTAACGCTACTATTGGTTAGAGATGAGTTGGCAATATTTGAT